AAACTGTTGTGTGTTGGGAACAACACTGTCTGGGTCTACCCAGGGGTTGTTTACCCTTCTCTCTTCTGGACTTCCCCATATACCACTTTCTATATCATAAAGGTTGTTTAATACTGCCTTTGCAGTGGCCTCATCCTTACCCTTTACGAAGTCAGTTTTTAGATCATTCCACAGGTTCTTTATCTTTGAAATGTTATCTACATCCGTTATAGGGGCTTCAACAACCACCTCCTCTTCTTCACCACCATTGGGAGCAACAGCTTCACCCCATAGGGTATCCCATACTCTTGGGGCTGCTTCAGGCCTAAACCCAGCAGAAGCTGATGGAACGTAGTTCATTATGTTTTGGTATGGATTTGCCATATTGCTATCCTATAACTTAGTCCAGGCACTGCTGGAGTTAAAAAGGTAAATGCCCTCCCCTGTTCCGCCAGGGTTCCACTGCGTACCATCCGCATACTTCACATCCCCTGTCCTTGGTTTGGTAGGGGCTACGTATGTCGGCTCTAGCCTGAAGAGGGATTGGTTCAGGAGGATGTCTCCTAAACGGTTCAGTTCATTAAAGAGGTAATCAGGTAGTTGTTCCACCTCTACTGGGGCTGGGTTTGGATTAAACCTTACAACTGATTTTATTGACTGGGCCATTATCTGTAGCCTGCGTCTTCTATCTCGTAACCCACACCGTTAAGGGTCCAGTCAAGATCTGCAGAGGATTCTATCTTTACCCCGTAGTATCTCCCTGTAACTGTACAGGAGATTTTAGATTGGGTTCTGGGGTCAAAGGTGTAGGGTCCGGCCCATGCAATGGATTCATCAGGGTACATCTGTTTGGCAACTGATATGTTGACAGTGCCTGTCCCGGTGATGTCCATCTTTGGCCAGATGGCTCTTACATATTTAACCTGGGATTGGTCATTGGTTCCGTCCTGTGTAAGGGACAATCCTGTCCTCTCTATGTAGGAGGTCATGGTGGTCCCGTCTTCTGTATTGCCAGCGTCATCCTGGAAGAGTCTTTCCTTGTAGATGCTTCCCCCACTGGTCCAGGTTGAAAACCCAGTCCCGTCTAATGCAGAGGCCAAAGCAGCGTCCTCGTACAGGGTAAATTCAGTGGTGGGGTTAGTGGTGTCTATCTTCGCGTAGAGAACACCGGCAGCCGGGTAAGCGCTCCCGTCAGGAGCGTTGAGTTCTGTCATCCCTGCAACCCCATCTATGATGATCTTGTCTGCACTTACTAACCCGTGAGCTGTAGAGGTGGTTATACGCACAGGGTCGGCCTTGGTAGCAGCGCTGATAGCTCCTGTAGAGAGTCCAGTGGTAGCGAACACTACCTTGGAGGCTCCCTTGTCAAAGGTTCTTTGGCCCCAGTCCTCTGTCGTTACGTCCCAGGTGTTTGTGGTGGTTCCGGCAGGGGTGGTGTAGTCGTCCCAGTTGTTGGTGTCTGTGCTTACGTTGATGTTCCCGAAGCCAACCGAGGACAGTCTTGGGAGGTCCCTTATAGTGAAGGTGTTGTTCACCCAGTTCCAGATTAAAGCTCTGTTAGGGAAGGTACTTCCCGTGGTTGGGAAGCAAGCCAGCATCTCCTTTCGGTTGTAGTCAGCTACGGTAAAGGACCGCTTGTAGTAATCCCCGTCTAGGTTATCAAAAAGCTCCCTCTTTAACCTGTTAGGTAAGAGGGGTGTGATGGTTTGGCCATTGTTCAAATATACGTCGCTCTTGCCTATGAAGAAATGACCGCCCTCGAACTCTGAAACGCAGTTCTTGGCTAAGATACCCACCGTTGGGGAGAGCATCTTAAAAGAGAATATAAAGGGTGTTCCTATGAATTGGATTAGGTAGGTTGCGTCTTCTTTGTAAACAACAAAGGTCTCTCCTAGCTGAAGACCATCTATGATGTCCCCAGGTGTGTCAGAGAGTTCCTGTTCACCAGCATCTGCCGTGGTTGTGGTTTCGTTCCAGGTGGCTGGGACTGAGTGAGCAGAGGCTGCGCCACTCCACTTAACCATTTGTGTGTATTCTGTACCGGAGGCAGTGTCATTAAGATTAAGAGCAATCAGGAAAGACTTGAAGCTCTTTATTGATTTGGCATAGGAAGTAGCTGCTGCTGCTCCACCAGGCCCTCTCCAGTTAGTGAGAGGTGCCAGGTTGGTGGATGTGTTGTATTTACCTGTAGTAAGCGCCCAGAATTGAGGGGCGTCTTTGAAGTTCGTTACGATTGGAACACCACCCAAAACTGTGTGTGCCCAACCCTCGTCTGCAGTGGCAGAGTAGTCGCCACCTGAGCTTCTTGTGATGTCGGTCCAGGCCCCTCCGTCATTCTTAAAGACGTAGGCTTTGCCTAAACCCAAAGCTACCCAGTAGACTGAGCTTGTATCAGCTAACGGGAAGATGTGGTAAGGGGGAATTGGGCAGGAGGCGAAGATCTCTGTAAAGCCAGCGCACTTCTTTATCCCCTGGTCCCTTATCCTTACGTTGTTACCAGCGCTCCAGGCGTTGGGTGGAAGTTGAAAGGGTGGGATGTCTGTGATGATCCCAATCTGACCAACATTTTCAATAGGGATTACAGGAACAATAGCCATTACGCAGGAGCACTTGGCCAGGTAACATTCAAAGGATCTGACTGAGATGGAACATCCCTAAGTGATTGCCTGTATACCTGCCACTCCTCTCGTTTAGAATCTGAGAGAGGGACATCACTTAGTTGTGACCAATCTGATTTGGTCAGCTTCTTGTTTCTCTCTACCCTTACATAGTTCCACCGCTCAACAACCATCTGTGTCTGTACTTCCCCCCATGCAGGCTTGCTGCTTGGGGAACTGAAAACTACATTTGCTTCATACTCAGTGGAATTGTTCACTTCCCCGTATATTGCAAACTCAGGGCCAGCAATGGATACCAGTGCGTTATCTAAGACGTGTCTCATGCGGTCATCTCCCATACTCTCCAGGCAGCGTCCCCGGCCCCAAAACCACCATCAGCAGAGCTACTGCTTTTACACTGTATCTTAAATGTGTAGCTTGCAGCAGCAAGACTTGAAACCTTCCACACAAAGGACTCTATATTCTCATGTTCAACTGAACCACTCCCAGATTGTGTATCGTCCGTCATAAAGGCAACCTGTATATCTGTGGGCGTAATTACTGTTGATGTTGAATAAACCAATCTTACCGTTTGGGTTTGGGTTGCTGCACTATCAAAGTTAGACCAGTTTACTACAGCAAAGTGGCACTCTATATATAAGTCAGTGGCTGCTTGAACTTTGGTGTAGTCAAACGTATATCCAGTATCGGTGTATGTGGTTTGTCGTATAGTTGCGCTTAGTGCTTGTGTTCCGTAAGACGTATTTACAACGTTCTCCATAGTCCAGCTAGGAGCTGAGGCTGAGGTTGCAAAAGTCAGCATCTCTCCTGCAGGTGTTCCTGGTTTAGCTAACCTGACATAGTCAGTTCCATTGTTGTAAAGAACATCACCTGCAGCGTCGGACCCCATGGCAATCTTTGTCCCATCTACGGCGTTGTTCGCTATTGCGGTAGTGTCAATCTGAGCAAAAGCTAGTACGTTGGAACCTGTCGTTGTTAATGGGTAGTTAGCCGTCCCATCTGCGGTGGGCATAACCCAACCTACAGTGTCATTACCCATCAGCTTGTAGCTAACAGTCGCTGAGATGGGGAGTTTTATAAAAGTAGCCGGTGGTCCAGCATCGTCGCAGATCTTCAGTAAATTAGGTGTGGTGCTTGTGTCTAACCACAGCCTCCCCTTTCCTACATCAACAGTAGGGGCAGAGGTGTGGACGTAAATATACTCAGAGACCCTGTCTACGCCAGGGAAGGATTGCTTCAGAACTTTCTTAATAAGTTGAAGATGTCCATCTCCTTCGGAGATTGTGTCAGTTCCTGTGGGGTAGGTCTGCTCTAAGTCATTGATGTAATTGCCAGTTTCTAAAGCCATTATTCGTACCTCACATGATACGGATCTGTGTAATCAGGGTCGTTGGGCCATCCGAATGTAACCTTGTCTACTTCTCTATTGTGGGATTCAGTGCCGGGGCCAATCGCTTCATTGCCATCTGCGTCATAAGTAGATGTATAACGCACCTCAACAATTGGATCATTCTGGTAAGCCTTGACCGCATCCAAATCAGCAAGCGCATCAATCTCTGTTTCCTTGGTGTTTGATGTCGTCCTGACGTCTGCTCGGTAAGTTTTCCATGCGACTGGCATAGTAGTTCCGCCATCCTCTTCCCTAATTCTTAGCCAATCTGATTGAGCAAGGGTTGAGGATGCGATGCTATTCACCCTTTCCTTCATGGACTTCTTCAGATCATCTATGTTTCTTTCCGAAGAACCATAAGACACTACCCATTCAGAAGTTGCATCATCAAAGTTGTACTCTTCACCGCTTGTATTGTAATAGCGATGATCCGCAACCGATAATCGTGCAGGGTGGAACCCAAGATTTGCCAGTTCCGCTTTAGAGAATTTACGGAATATCTGTGGAGGGTAATCCACACCATCCTTAGTAATGGCTCTTGGTGATTTTATTAGTCCGTGACTTGGTGAATACCACATAATTTATTACCTTGCGT